CCGCCCTGGCCCGCGCGATCCTGGGCATGATGTCCAGCGAATGCAACTTCGACTTCGCCTCGCAGATCGACTGCTGCGGCGGGGTGATGTGGATTTGGCACCGGAAAATGACCGCCGAGAACCACGGCCTGGAACTAATCAAGCCAGCCACCAAAGTGCTCACGGCGGCCGACCTGCCGGCGAATTGGCGCGACCATATCGAGGTCGTGACCCGCAAGCGTTCCAAGGTGCGTGTAAACGCGCTGAGTGACGACAAGCTCGACAAGTTCGAGGCCCTGGCTTCCGCCCAGCAGATCATCCCCCTGGACGACAGCCACAAGGCCCAGATCGAGGCCCTCCAGCGTTCCCACTACACGACCTTGTGGATCGCCGACCACCACCTGCTACAGACCCACACCTGTGCTCTCAAATGGTTGATGGACGGGCCGGAGGCCGGAGAGTTGAAGCTGGTTGGAGTGTTCGATACGAATTCCCAGGGACGAAATCCAGGCAACCCCAACTGCTTCCTTTTCGCGTTGCCCAACGGGGCCTGGCGCGCCTACCGCTTTTCGCCTGGCGTTGCGGAGGCCGAGACCTGGACCCAGGACGGCGAAGGGTGGACCACCTGCTACTTCAACCGCCGGCCCGACCTGCGGACAGCGGCACGCGCTCACGGCGGAGTCGAGGACCCCGAGAAGGGCGGCTACGTTTTTCCAACGACGATGGCCGCCCGTGAGACGGTCAAGGACCTGCTAGGCTGCGACTTTGAGGTCCCGGACAAATTGGTCCATCGCAAGACCAGTCTGTCGGCCAAGAAAGATGGACGCTTGATGGCCGCGATCGCGCGGGAAAAGGACGACGCTGATTTTCCTGGGTGGCTCGACAAAGGCAGCCGTTGGATTGCCGGATTCACGCAGCATATCGTGTCTGAATATGAGGATGTGCAGACCGATGAAACCGTGCGCGCCCTGGTCACTCCCAAAGGTGAGGCGGCTGGACTCCTGATCCAACAGAAGAACGGCGCGTGGGTCCGCCAAGGGCTTGGCCCCGCGAAGATGGCTCTACAGTCAACCGGTCTGCCAAAGGACGAGGCTGAACGCAAGATCGGCGATGCCATCCGTGATCCGCACCTCCTCGTGATTCAACCCTTTCAGCCGGCGTGGCTTCCCGGCCGGCGCTGCAATATCGACGCAGCACAATTCACCGTTCCACCCGAAGAAGGCGACCACCCGCACTGGGATTTGATCTACAACCACACATTTGCTGGCCTAACAGAAGCCATTAAGAAGAACCCCTGGTTCGCGGAGAACGGGATTCACTCGGGCGGAGACTATGTGCGCGCGTGGATGGCGTGCCTGATCCAGGCCCCGTTTGAGCCTTTGCCGTTCATCGCCACGGTAGGCGTGCAGAATTCGGGCAAGTCGATTGTATATGAGGCTACGAACGAGTTCCTGTTTACGTCGGGCATCGTCAACGTCAACGAGGCCCTAACCCGCCAAGAACTGTTCAACGGCGAACTGGAGGGCGCGCTGCTGTGCGTCGTCGAAGAAATTTCACTTGCCGGTAATCGCAAGGCGTTGGATCGGCTGAAGCAGTGGACGACGGCCCGCGTGCTGCCGATTCGTCGTATGCGGACCGACTTGTATCACGTCCCGTGCTCGGCCCATTTTTTCATGTGTTGCAACCAACTCGATCACATCCCGGTCTTGGCCGGCGACAGTCGTATCGTGGTCTGCTGGGTGGACAAGCCGGCCAACCCGATCCCGAAGAAGGAACTCATGGCGAAGCTGGCCGCGGAAGCGCCGGCCATGCTCTACACGCTCAAACACTGGCGACTGCCCGCAATCATCGACCGGCTCCGACTGCCGATCGTCGAAACCGAAGACAAGGTTGACTTGGCTGACGAGAATTCGCCGGTGAACGTGTTTCTCAAGGAGTGCTGCCACGTCAAGGTGGGTGAGTACACTCCCAAAGATGATGTCCGTCTTGTCTACGCCGGATGGTGCAAGGCGCAGGAGGCGGAACCCCTGAAACCCGGGCCCTTCACAACACAACTCAAAGAGCTGACTGGCGGCAGAGTTCGGCCGACGATATGCCGCAACGGCAAGAAACAGTACCGCGCTTACAAAAACCTCGTCCTTGTCCCCGACGCGATCGAGACCTATGGGGTGCAGGCATGACGATACACGATTGGATCAAATGGGCGTTCGCTACTGCCGACGAACCACACCGTTTCGCGTCCCACATCCTGGCACGGCAGGCGTCCCGTGATTTGGGAGTCGAGATCACGACAGCCGACCTTGAGGCGGCGATGGCCCAAGCCGGCTACACCGTTCACCACCGAAATCAGTACGGCGCAGCCTATTACCTGGCGGCTGACACAAAGTCGAAGAAGCTCTACGACTTTCGCAGGTTCGTTCTGGTCGAGGGGATCGACCATCCGCTGAACACACCTGACCCGTGCGCTGGGTTCAACGCTCTGCCAGCCGAAGATCAAGCGGCCATGCTCGAATGGATCAAGACCAGTCTCGTTCCGATTCGTCGCGCACGCTTGGTATCCGAACTGCGATTTCCGTGCCAGGTCGTCTCCGGCTTGGCCATTACGAACGAGCACATGCGCGGCGCGCTATTGACGGCGGGAATCGAGACAGCCGGACCCCGCTTCCGCTGCTGCCTGAGTGACAACGCCCTGCATGAGTTTCGGCGAGTGCGCCGCACACAACTACAGGAGAAGCAACCTTGATTACGCTGGACGACGACTTGCAACGACTTTTGGACGACATGCGGTCCTACGCGCGATCGTATCATCCGCCAAAGCAGCCGGCACACTTGGTCCGGCCGACGTATGCGGACAAAGCCTTCGCCGGTTGGGAAATCAAGGATGCTGGAGACTGGCGGCACGTGACAACGGCTGACGTGCGCCGCGTGCTGCGGACCGCATTTGATTTGCGGGGCGAAGCGATCGACCGCGCGTTGGGCGGCCTCCTTGGTCCGAGAGCAAAACCGAAGCTCGACCGTTATTGCCGAACAATGCTGGATGCTTTGCTTTTGGATTTCCGTGACAAGGTGGTTCGGGATTGGTTGGCTGTGACGCCGGGGTTGGCCGGCCTGTCGCGCGAAGGGCTGCGGTACGAATTCGCGCAATCGCATCCCGGTTTTGAGGTCGGCAGGAGCGTTTTCGAGAGAATCCGTGAGGTGTGAAATGGACTACGTTCTTCCCGATGGACCGCGTGCCGAGCGGCTCAAGACGATCGACGCGACGACTGATCTCAGCGCGGAGCTGAAGCTCACAAGGTTGATTTGCGAAGAGCTGGCGGCGGCGGGCAGTCCCGTGGCGGCGCAAGTCGCTGGTCTGGTCGGCCGCCTGGCTGAGCGACAGCATCAAATCGAAAAGGAGCAACGCAGCCTGATTACGGCCGAACAGTTGAGGGTCTTGATGAATTGGACGGGGGCATTGCTCTGGCAAATCCTGAGCGAACGGCTGCCGACCGGCCTCGCGGATGGAATCATCGACGAGTTTCAGTCGCGATTTGTTCTTGAGTTCGCCAAGTTCCGCACGACCGGGCAACTGCCGGCGCTGCCGGCACCGACAGCCATTGCAACCATTTCCGCGCCGCCAGTTCATGTGGTGGCGCAGACCGAATAGGAGCGCCGTGGCCCCTAATCCACGGGTCGTGTGACGCTCCCCGGGGCCGCCCGCCAACTGCGCGGCCTCGGGTTCTGATCTTCAGGAGGCCCTCCATGATATCCGCGCTCGCGGCCGTCTGCGCGTGCGGCTGACCGATCCATCCTTGCTACGCGAACGACCATTGTTGTGAAGACTGTTTCGCAAACTATTGTGCCAAGCACAACTTACACGGCTCGCAACTTCGCGCAAGCGTTGCCGGCCCAGAAAGGAACGTCCATGACGACATCAATGATTACGACCGACTCCGCATCGCGGCCACGCTCAAGGGTCAACCCAGAACGCCTAAGCCTGAACAACGCGAAGAGAATGGCCAAGGAGGCGGGAGCGCGAGATGTTGAGCTTATTGTTTCATATTTAGTTCACGCAACGAGTGTCGCGGACGGTGAACAATTGCTGATCGTTCTGCGCCGTAATCGACCGGAGTGCTTTGGTCGTGTTCGCCGGCCACGGTGAAGACCCGCAAGCTTCCAGCATCAGGAGAACAATATGTCCGAAACCAAACTCGACCGTGTAATTCGCGGTGTTGCAAAGTCGCAAGCGGCGCAAGCCAAGCGTGTTGCCGACAAAGCGCGAATGGATAAATCGGAGAGGGCCACCAAGCAGTATGTGGTTTGTCCCGCCATGCGAGTTCTCGACAGGTGTAATTGAAATGAACAGCCTCCAAGCCAAAACAACCGACAAGACCGTCACGGCCACAGCCGGCCCCGACTACAGCAAACAGTTGACCGCGATTGCGGCTGAGAAGGCCGCGCACGCAAGCCGCGTGGCGGCGGCAAAGCGCGAGAGCCGGCGTGCGGCACGTGCGCGAAAGTGATCGAATCAATTCCGCTTTGTGGCAAGACCGCAGTTGCTCACGAAGCATTCCAGTCTCCTGCGGGCTTTTTTCCAAGAGGTGTGTTGATGAATCCTCTCTACTTGTCCCCCGCGGTGTTGATTTCTTACGACGGCGAGAATGCCGACGGCGCAGCCGGTGCTCCGGTGCCCAAGCCGACTCAACCGCCGGCCAATCCTGCCGATCGTCGCTTCACGCAGGAGGATCTCAACCGGTTGCTTGGCGAGGACCGGAGGAAGCACCAAGGCAAGATCGACCAAATCCAGCAAACGCTGGAGCGTGTCTCCGCCAGCAAGAACTTAGACGTGCAGGAGCGCGAGCAGTTGCAGCAGCAACTCGAAGCCTTGGAGGCGGAGAAGAGGACCAAGGAACAGCAATTGGCCCACGAGAAAAAGCAACTCGAAGAACAGATGCAAAAGCGCGTCAAGGAGGCGGAGAACGATCGGAAGGCGTGGGAGACCAAGTACAAGGATTCCTTGATCGACGGCGAGTTGGCTACCGCCGCCCATCGCGCCGATGCCTTCTCCATCGATCAGTTCGTCCGGCAACTCCGCCCCTTGTCCCGCGCGGTGGAGGTAACCGACGAGAAGACCGGCAAGCCGACCGGCAAGTTCAAGGTGGTGATCGATTTTCCCGACCGGGACGAATCGGGCGCGGTCGTGACGCGCGAACTGAGTTCGCGCGAGGCAACCAAGCGGATGAAAGAACAGCCCGATCAGTGGGGCAATTTCTTCCGTGCGAACGTGGTCAGCGGTGTGGGGTCCGGCAGTGGCGGCGGCACGCCCAGCGGCAACGGCAAGATTGATGTGCGGAAGCTGACGCAGCAGCAGTACATGGAGATTCGGGAAAAGAACCCCGAGTTGCTCGGATTGCGTCCCAACAAAAAGGGCAAGTCCGGCCGCTAGTCAGTCTCGCCCCACCCACAAGGCGACAAGGATCGTCGCCTTGCGGGTCTTCTTATCACACCAAGACGCATCGAATCTTTCGGCGGAATAGCCTGCCTCGATTGCCAGACGTGTCCGTGGTGGTGGCAATTCAACCCGCCACCGGCTGGTGCGCTGGAATCCGTTGCCCCATGTTCCGCGTCAGGGTAGCCGGCAACTTCTGGAGGGAGACGCGATGCGCGCCTGTCAAGTTGTTTTCGACCGCCGCGCCCAGCGGCACCGGATTCGGAAAATCGCCGTCACGGCCGAGACCCCCACCGGCTTCATCCGGCCCGACCCGGTGGCATTGTGGCCGTCCAAAGCAAACACCTTCAGGCGACTCGTGGACGCGAGAAAGTATCTGGCGACGAAGACCGCCTGACGCCCGCCAACCGGCCCACACGGCTTCTTCTTGGGCGTCCCGATCTGAACCACACCGTGAGATTACACCCTATGACCATTGCCTCCGATATTACTCCTGTGTTTGTCACGAAATCCGATGTTCCGCCCCGCAACGTGCTGCCAGCCCTGGCGCGGCTGCTAATCGACGTGGACCGGCGGCAGAAGTTGACAAACGACGGATCGCCGATGATGCTGAAGGAGTTGCCCTTGGACCCCGCAGCCCCCTGGATGATGCAACAATGTCACACGCAAAACTGATGGTCGCCGCCGGGTACATTCGCATGTCGGGCCGGCAACAAGAAAAATCCCCCGCCGAACAGCGCGCGGAAATCGCCAAACTGGCTTCCCGCGAAGGTTGCCAGGTGGTCGAGTGGTTCACGGACGAAGCCATCACCGGCGACAGCGGCACCGACGCGCGCCCCGGACTGGCTGCCCTGCTGGCTGGCGCGAAGGCCGGCTCATTCAAGATGGTGTTGGCCTGGCACACCAATCGGGTTTCCCGAGAAAACCCGATGGACGCCATCGGCTTCTACAACCAACTCCGCAAGGCCGGCGTGAGGTTACATACCTGTTGCGAAGGGGCAATCGACCTGGAAGACTTCGCCAAGCAACTCCTGCTCTTCATCAACCAAAAGGCGTCCAATGACTATCTGTTGGAATTGAGCGCCAAGTCGCTGCGGGGCCGGATCGCTGTTGCCAAGACCGGGTGCCACAACGGCGGACGGGCGATCTTCGCAATGGACCGGGGTCTGTTCGATCCGGCCGGCAAACTGGTCCGCCGGCTGCAACTCGGCGAGCGCGCCCATCTGCCCGGCCATCAGATTCGTCTGCTGCCATGCACCGATCAAGGGAAGATCGACGCGGTGAAGTACGCCTTTAATCGCTTCGACACCGCGGACCTCAGCCGCCGGCAGCTTGCCCGCGAGTTGGAGGCCAAGGGTTTTCCCGCTCCAGGCGGCGGCTGGAACCTGTGCAGCGTGACCCGGGTGCTCCAGAACCGCGCCTATGCCGGCACCAGCCTATGGGGTACAACTGCCAGCGGCAAGTACCACGAAATGCAGGGGGGAGACATCGTTGTCAGCGCCCGCAGCAGCAAGCGACGTGTACAACGCAAGAAACTTGTGCCCGACGCCATCCGCGTGGAGAGTGCCCATCAAGGCATCGTTTCCGTGGCCCTGTTCAATCGGGTGCAAACGAAGCTGCCGAGGCCGCGGGGATTCCAACGCAAGCGCAGGGCCGAGTATCCGCTGTCCGGGCTGATCTACTGCGGGCATTGCGGCCAGCCCATGTATGGGGCCGCGACGCGAGTCAAGGTCAAGGGCCGCCGGTACGAATACATGCAGTACACCTGTTCGACCTACTCCAACCACAATGGTCCCACCAGCGCGTGCGGCCGGAACCCCGTGGACGCGGCCCTGGTCCTCGGTTGGCTCACCAAAAAACTCCAAGAGGTCTATCTGGGACCGGGCCGGGACGCCCTGGTCCAGGAAGTCAAAAAGCAACTCAAGGCCGAACCGAAGGCCAACCGCCGGGACTCGGCCCGCTTGGAGAAGCGGTCGGCCGACTTGGAGAAAGAAGTCAAACGGTTGGTCAAGGCCATTCGCACCTTGGACGCCGAGGAATTGGTGGAGGAATTATCGCTGGTCCAAGCCGAGCGGGAACAGGTCAAGGCGCAACTGGCCGAAACCGGCAAGCTGACCGACGCGGCAGACCTCGACGCCGAGGCGGAGCGGATTGCCGACCAAGTGTGGACCATCGGCCAGCGGCTCGGCCACTCAGACCCGGCCATCGTGCGCGACGTGCTCCAGCAATTCGTCTACCGCATCACCTGTCGGTGGGAGACAACCGACCGGCGGAAGCGACGCCGCTGCCATCTGATCGGCGGGACCGTGGAATTATGGCCGCAAACGCCCTTTTCTAGCCCCTCTTCTGTTTTGGGGGCAGTGGCGCAGTCCAGCACCAGATCGCGCTCTTGAACCTGGGTTCGAGCGACGTAAGCTACGCCCTGCGGAGCAACTTCCCATTCTACATCGAGCAGAAGGACTTGCGGGCGGTGGGTGCCCACTTGAAGCACGCTGCCACGGCGGACGGCACGGCCACCACGGGCGGCCAGGGCGCGGCCGAGACGGACATCCAGGTTGGTGCGACCCACGGCCGGTCCTACGACAAGGGGATGAATCCCCCGGCCTTCATCAACCCGTCCGCTGAACCGTTGCGGGCGAGCCTGGAATTGCAGGCCCGGCTCAAGCAGGACATCCGCGAACTGGTCAACTTGGCGGTCTCGGCGTTGGCGGTGCGTACCTCGGCCGAGTCGAAGGCAATGGACAACCAGGGCCTCGAAGCGGGCCTGAGTTACATCGGCCTGTTGTTGGAAAGCGCCGAGCGGCAGCTTTGCGAGCACTGGGCCGCCTACGAAGAGCGGGTCGTCTCGAAGCGCGAAGTCGCCACGATCAAGTACCCGGATCGCTATTCGCTCAAGACCGACGCTGACCGCATCAAGGAGGCGCAGGACTTGACGAAGCTGATGAACGCCGTGCCTGGCCGGAAGGTCAAGCGGGAATTGTCCAAGGGGATCGTGCAGGCGCTTTTGGGTGGGAAGGTCAGCGTGGACGACTTGGAGGCGATCAATCAGGAGATTGACAGCGCCCATTATACGAACAGCGACCCGCAGACGATCATCCTGGCGGCTCAGGCGGGACTGGTGGGCGAGAAGACGGGTTCCGTGGCCTTGGGCTTCGACGACGACGAATACCTGGCGGCCCGCACGGATCATGCGGAACGGCTGAAGGTCATCGCCGAGAGTCAGGGCATGAACGGAGGCGGCGGGGGCGCAGGCAAAGGCAGTGACCCGGCGGCGCGGGGCATCCCGGACCTTTCGGCCGATCCCAACGCCGGGGCGGAAGAGAAGGCCGCGAGCCGCAACACCGATCTACAAGACACTTCGGCCTCGCGCGTGCGCGGCCAAGGCCGATTTACGGGGGAATGACTCATGCTCGTAGTGGAAGTTGCTCGTGAATCGCAGGCGGGGTTCCGCACCGGCAGCGGCACGGTCGGCACCGACGTGCTGCGGCTGGGCTGCGGGGACGCCCAACAAACGGTGACTGTGGCGGCCAGCGCCGGGACTTTCACGCTCGCCGTGGGCGGTGGGGTGACAGCCGCGATTGCGCTGAATGCGGCGGCGGCTACGGTCCAGACGGCCTTGGAGGCGGTTGTCGGCAGCGGCAACGTCGCCGTGTCGGGGGATGCTGGCGGCCCTTGGACGGTGAGCTTCAAGAACGCCCAAGGCGGCCAGCCGCAGCCGGCGATAGTCGCCGATGCGAGCAAACTGACCGCCGCCAACGCGCAGCAGACCGTGACCGTCACGGCCACGGGCGGCCACTTCACCCTCTCCTTCGGTGCCGAGACGACAGTGAACATCGCGTACAGCGCCGCCGCTACGGATGTTCAAGCCGCTTTAGCGGCCCTGGTCGCCGTGGGAGCCGACAACGTGGCCGTCACCGGCGATGCCGGCGGCCCCTGGGCCGTGGAGTTCAAGGGTTCCCTGGCCGGGCAGCCCGTGGCGGCGATGCTGGCGACCGACGTAGACCTCGCGGGCACAGGCCATGCGGTGGCCGTGGTTGTCGCTCAGGCCGGCGGTGTGGCGGTCTCCGTGGCCATTGTTGCGCCGGGGCACGACGTTGGCGGCGAGGTCAAGAAGTACGTGGTCGTCCGAGCGAATGGGGCCAATACCGGCATCATCTTGATTGGAACCACGGTGTCCAACGTCGGCGATGGCTTCATCCTTTCGGCCAGTCAGATCAGCCCGCCGATCTACGTGGACCAGTTGAACAAAGTCTACCTGAAGGGCGGAGCAGCAAACCAGGGATATTCGTGGATCGCTTGCTAGGGGTGGGCAATGGCGCTCAATTTCGATTACTACGGCAAGGCGGACGGCGACACGCCGGCTGAGCGCATCGCTGAGGCGACGAGCTACTTTGCCCAGCGGCTCCATGAAACGGCATGGTCGGCCGCCAGTGACGCCGACCGGGAAAAATCCCTGATTGCCGCGCGAGGGATCATCGACGCCCTGAATTACAAAGGCATCAAGCACAGCGTTTATACGCTCTGCGGCTCTTCGGACACGACCGGCATGGCCCTGGAGGACATCCAGGCCGCCGAAGCGAGCCAGCCTTTGGAGTTTCCGCGTGGTGAGGACACCGAGGTGCCCGAGGCCATCCGCATCGCCGAATACGAGATCGCTTACGCCCTGTTGGACGGCAAAGACCCCGAACTGGAATTGGAGAATCTGGCCATCAGTGCGATGGGCTACGGCACGGTCAAGACGACTTATGAGCGTGCGCAACTGCCCATCGAGCACATCATCAACCTGGTGCCGAGTTCCGTCGCCTGGCGGCTCTTGAAGCCTTTCTTGCGCGACTCGGACGCCTTGCACCTGTCACGACTGAGCTAGGCCGTGTGTCCTGGCTCCCTTTCACCGGCACCTTCGCCGGGTCAGACGCCGCCAAACACCGAATAGGTGGACAGTCTGCTACTTGTTTCATTCGGGTTAAGGAATGTTCGCATGTTCCGATCTCTGTATCTGTCTCGTCCGTGGGTGTCGTGTTTCGAGGGTGAGGGCGCTGGTGACAGTGCCGGGGCCGGCGCAGGCGCGAATGCCGGCGCGGGCACGGGTGCCGCTGCGGGGGCTGGCGCGAGTGCCGGCGCGAGCGCGGCTGCGGCAGCCGGCGATTCGCGATTCACGCAGGACGACCTGAACCGCTTCCTGGCGGAAGACCGCCGCAAGCACCAGGTCCAGTTGCAGAAGATGGAATCGCAGCTCAACGAACTGGCCAAGAGCAAGAGCCTGACGGAGCAGGAGCGTCAGACGTTGAAAGAGAACCTAGACACCATCGCTGGTCAGTTGCGCACGAAAGAGCAGCAGTTGACCTTGGAGAAGCGCCAGTTGGAGGAGCAGTACCAGACGAAGGTTCAGGACGCTGAGAAGAAGTCGCAGGTGTGGGAGGCCCTGTTCCGCGACTCCACCATCGACCGCTCGCTGCAAGACGCCGCGGTAAAACACGAGGCGTTCAACCCCGCGCAGCTCGTCACGCAACTGCGGCCCTGGACACGGGTGATCGAGGTCATGGATGAGAAGACGGGCAAGCCCACCGGCAAGTACAAGCCGGTAGTGGACATGCCCGACGTGGACGCCACCACCAACGAGCAAGCGATTATGACCCGTTCACCCGAGGAGGCCGTGAAACGCATGAAGGAGATGCCCGAGCAATGGGGCAACCTCTTCAGGTCAAACGTCGTGTCGGGCATCGGTTCGAGTTCGGCCACCGGCGGCCTCATGCCGGGTCAAGGCGGCAAGATCGACGTGCGGAAGCTGACGCCCACGCAGTATCGGGAAATCCGGGAGAAGAACCCTGAATTGCTCGGATTGGCCCCCAAACGCCGCTAGTGCCTCTCAGGGGTCGGCGAAAGGTCGCTCCGGCGACTGACTGGTCACGGCGACTCGTTAGCGCCTTCGAGCAGAATCAACCCATCACTTTGGAGTACAACGATGAATCGTCTCTACCTCAGCCAGCCCTTCGTGGCTTGCTACGACAACAACCTCGACGCCTACATCCCCGAGTTGTGGGCGCAAGAGGGCCTGGCCATTCTCGAAGAGAACATGGTCATGGCCAACCTCGTTCACCGCGATTTCGAGAACGAGATCGCCAAGTTCGGCGATGTCGTGAACACCCGGAAGCCCGGCGAGTTCAAGATTCGCCGGAAGACGGACGGGACCGTGCTGGCCCAGCAGGACGCCACCGCCACCAACGTGCCGGTGCCCTTGGACCAGTGGTTCTACGAGTCCTTCGTCATTCGTGACGGCGAAGGCAGCAAGTCCTTCCAGGAGTTGAAGGACATCTACCTCCACCCGGCAATGCTCTCCATCGCCCGTGGTGTGGACCGCTGCCTGCTCGGTCGGGTCCACGCCTTCCTGGGCGGCCCGCAGAACCGCATCGGCCGGCTCGGTGCCCTCAGCGCCTTGAACGCGAAGGACTACGTGCTGGACGCCCGCGAGCGTCTGAACGTCAACAAGGCCCCGCTGGACGGCCGCCGGCTGGTCATGGCCCCCACCGCCGAGACCGCGATGCTCAAGACCGAACTGTTCATCGCCGCGCAACAGCGTGGTGACGGCGGCACGGCTTTGGAAACGGCGACCCTGGGCAAAATCCTCGGGTTCGACACCTTCATGTGCCAGAACGTCAACTGCGTGCTGAGCGCCGACACCGAGGCCCTGGCCTTGACCGGCGACCACGCGGCCGGCGACAGCAGCGCCTGCAACGTGACCATCACCGGCACCGTGGGCGAGTACCTGGTCCTGGCCGGCAACGACCAGCCCACGTACATGACCGACGCCACCACCGGCGCAGTCGTGCTCAACGAGCCGCTGAAGTACGCCGTGACGGCGGGTGCGGGCGTGGCTACGCACTACAAGAAGTGCCTGGCCGCCAATGGCTACGCCGCTGGCTGGAGCAAGGCCATCGTCGTGGACACCTACACCGCCGGCAAGGCTCCGCAAGTCGGCCAGTTGGTCGCCTTCGGCACCGGTGGCAGCCGCAAGGTCTACACCGTGATCGAGTCGGAAGACGCCGGTTCGACCTGCTCGCTGTACCTGGATCGGCCGCTGGACGTTGCCATCGTGGACGACGATCCCTGCTTCCCCGGCCCGATGGGTTCGATGAACCTGGCGTTCCACCGGGACGCCCTGGCCCTCGTCACCCGGCCGCTGGCTCTCCCGGACAGCCGCATGGGCGTCATGGCGGCCGTGGTGCCCCACAACGGCATCGGGATGCGCGTGCTGATGCAGTACGACATCAACGCCGGTGGGACCGTCGTGAACTGCGACATCCTCGCGGGTGTGGCGGTTCTCCAACAGGGTTCCTGCGTCCCCATGCTCGGCTAACCCCGTCTCTCTGGGAGCGAGTTGCGGTCGCCCGTCCGGGACAACACCCGGACGGGCGGCCATTCTTTACCATCAACTGCGCCTCCGGGCGGATGGAGATGCCTCATGGATTTTCTACTCTTTGCACAAGCAGGCGACACGTTTGCCGATGGGGTGGCCCTGCTCGCCCTCTTGAAGCAGTACGGGCCGCTGGTCCTGGTCATGGCCTTTCTTCTTTGGCAAGGCTGGGTCCGCGAGGGCCGCATGGGCAAACGGATCGTGAAGTTGGAAGACGAGCAGCGGAACGTGCTGATGCCACTGGTCGAGAGGTGCGCGGACGTGATTGCCCAGAACACCTTGATGATGGAGCGGTTGGAGAAGGCCCTGGACGAACGTTTCGAGTGCCCGTGGCGACCGACCTGCGCCGAACAGCGGAAGCGAGGCTGACGCCGTGACGTACCCTGCCAGTTACGGCTTGAACCAGCAGATTCGCCGGGTGCTCTACGCACTGAAGCGGCAGTACGGCGGCAGCATCGTCGTTTATCAAAACGGCGTGGTGACTACGGATGCGAAGACCGGCGAAGTGGCCCGCACGAAGACGGCGACCCGGATTCAGCGGGCCGTCATTTTGCCTGTGAAGGTCAGCGCCGAAGTGAAGCACACCGTCGCGCTGATCTCTGCGAACAAGCAGATGCTCACGGGTGCGGGCGGCGGCTTCGAGTCGGGCCAGCGGCTCTTTATCATCGAGCGCCGCGACTGCCCGAGCCTCGTGCTGCACAAGACCGATTGGGTGGCTTACAACGGCCGGAAGTACGCCATCGAGAACTACGAAGAGTACGAGTTCGATGCGGCGTACCTCATCACCGGCAAGGAATTGGCGGGCGAGTCCCTGGGCGTGGCCGGGTCGATTGTCGATCTCTCGGCCGGTGACGCGCTGGCCCTGGACTTTCGGGCCGGAGGGGAGACCTAAGCCATGTCGGCCAATCCCAATTGGGCACGCTGGGTGTTCGCATCCGTAGCCAGCTACCTCAAGCAAGTCGCCCAAGAAACCAGCCTGCCGGCGCTTGTCGAAGGCTTGGACGAGCGGACCACCGAGTTCATGGAGGCCACGGATCGCTGCGAAATCCGCATCACGGGACCGTTCACCAGGGAAGCCAGCCACAACTACTTCTACGTTGAAGTCGTGGTGAACGTGCTGTTTGTCAGCCGCTATGAAGAAGAGAAGAACCAGTACGCCATCATCCAGAAGATGGGCGTATTCCAAGAGGCAATGGACGGAGCCATCGCCGTGTACCGGCACGGACATCAACCCGGAGACGACGAGCACGCGCTGGTCGGCTGCCTCTCGCCGGTCCAAGGCCGCAACGACGCCATCCGCGTCCTGCACTTTGGACAGGTCGATCCGACCGACCGGCTCAAGCAGTCGATGGTGGACGCCCGCTACCGGATGGAACTATTCACCAACCAATAAAGAGGAGCTACCGAACATGGCACGCATCGAGTTGAGAGACTGCGTTGTGCGGATCAAGGACGGCCTCGGGGCGCACCCCGACACCTATCCTTGCACAGCGCTTGGCAACAAGGCCATCACGCCGTCGAAGACGGCGGTGGCCGCAGCCGACACCACCTGCAAGGTGTCGAGCACCAGCATTCCCACAGCGGCCGGAGCGAAAACGCAGAAGGTTCCCGTGGGCGCTCGCTTCACCATCGCCGGTGAGACGGCTGCCACGACGATTCACGTCGTCACGGCCCGGACCCAGGATGGGACGAACGTGGACACGACGACGGACATCACCTTCAGCCCCGCCCTTGGGGCCGGCACTTATGCCACGGACGCCGCCATCACCTTCCTGCCGCAGCAAGTCGAAGTGAAGATCGGCGAGGGGAACATCACCTACACCGAAAAGAGCGAATACACCTACCTGCTCGACCGGGACAACTTGGACACCGTGAAGGAAGGCAAGGACGTGCCGCTGGATGTCAAGTGGGACAGCGTGTACGAGTACATCACCACCGGCACCGGCGAGAACATCAGCCCGATGGACGCGATGAAGGGGATCGGGGCCGCCAGCGAGTGGATCACCTACTCCGAAGACCCCTGCGAACCCTACGCCGTGGCGCTGGAAGTCGAGTACGTTGCACCCTGCGGCACGAGCCAGGGCGAAATCACGCTCTTCCCCGACTTCCGCTCGGAGCAGCGCGAAGTGAACTTCAAGGACGCCACGATCGCCGTGACCGGCAAGTGCAACGTCACCGAACCCATCGTGACCCGCCTGAGTTAGGACGACTCCCCGGCCCTCTTTATCAAAAGGCCGGTTTCTCTGGTCTGCTTGTCGAGAACACGCGACCAGATATGCGGTGCCGGCACTGGTGCCGGCACCGCCTCTTTCTCTTTCCTTTTAGCGAGGGAACCAACATGAAGATTGCCGGTATCGACCCCACATCGCTCTCCAACGAAGTGCTGCTGGTCCTGCCGCGCGGCGACAAGGAGATTGTCTTCCGCGCCAAGGGCCTGCCCGACATGAGCGGGTTCGAGGCCCTGTGTCCCTACCCGAAGCCGCCGGGCAAGTTCACCAAGGAGGGCTGGATTCCCAACCTGACCGACCCCACCTACCAACAAGTGCTCGGCGAGTGGGCGAAGAAGCGGCTGGGCTACATGGTGTTAAAGTCCCTGGCCCCGTCCGAGGTCGAGTGGGATACGGTCAACGAGAACGATCCCCGCACCTGGGCTGGGTGGGAGGAAGACCTGAAGGGCGGCGGCCTGACACAGATTGAGTGCAACCGCGTGCTGGCCCTGGTCTTGGAAGCAAACGCCTTGGACGAGGCCAAGCTGCAAAAGGCCCGCGAGGTTTTTCTTGCTGGTCAAGCTCCCATGCCGCCCGAATTCTCTGGCCCAGCTACCGAACCGGCGAATACGCCGTCTGGCACGCCTGCGAACGGCTAGGCATCCGGCCGCCCGGCGTCAAGCCGTCCTGGGACGAGTGCGGTGTTGAGGCCCAAGCCCTTATCGTCGCTTTCGACCAGGTTCGGAGTCACGACGAGGCGGAGTGGGAGACGCAATTGGCCGGGGCACGGATGCCCTTCGGGCAGCCTGAGAGAGGGACCGACAGGAAGCAGTGACGCGAGCTTGACCGAATCTGAATATCACTGCGTTGGGTGCAGAGGGCACCATGAAGTTTACCGCTCAATTCTCGATCCCGCGCATCGACGTGGCGGCCTACCAGAGTGCCTTGCACTCTCACATGAGCGACATGATCGCCCAGGCGCTCATGGCGTGGCTGGAGGCGGTCCTGGCGGAGATTCCGGTGTGGAGCGGGGCATCGCGGGCCACGTTCGTAAAACTGGCCGACAGCATTTCCTATTCGCTTCCCATCGCCCCGACCGTGATGGATCGGACCTGGAGAGGCGCGGCGCAGAGCGATGGAACGCTGACGGCGAACAAGGACACCGGCGAGTACAGCTTCACCTACAGCACGACGCTGCCGTGGCTCATTTGGAACGAGTACCACAACGCCAACGTCGAGCCGGACCCGACCCTCTTCGGTCGCCTGATTAAGGAAGGCCCCTACAACTTCCAGGTCGTCGGTGCCAGGGCCTTCTTAGCGTTTGCGGACAAAGTGGACCTATTGCCGGTAGCGCCTTACGTCAAGGCGGAGCGAGTCGAGTCCTAGCAAGGTGCCTCATGGCCGACGAAATCGTCAATAAACTCGGCTTCAGCGTCGAAGACGCCTTGGGCGCGCTTCAGCGATTGGATGATGCGCTCGGGACCGCTGGCGGGGCCTTCCAGACCTTCGGTTCGACCTTGGATGCTTGGAACGGCCAAGCGGGCAGCGCGGTCACGCAGATGAAAGCGATGGCCAATGCCGCCAATCAGATGGCCGATGCCATGTCGAAGGCGGGTGGCGCAACGATGCCCACGCCCCCGACTGCGGCGGCGTCTTCGAGTGCGGGCTTCTGGCTGCCTCCCGGCATGGAGGCCCAGACCCAACGGCTCAACGACGCCCTAAAAGCGGTTGGCACTACGGCCACGGAAACGGGCGGCAAGATTGCCACCGCCGGCACCGCCGGCGCGACGGGAATCACCGAGGCGGACGACAAGGCCAGCAAGCTCGTCGTCACCTGGGGCACGCTCTCGCGCGTGGTGATGACCCAGTTGATCGTCCGCGCCATGAGCCAGATTCGGGACGCCTTGCGCGAGGCCGTGTCGGAGTCCATCGAGTTCCAACGGCGGATTGCCGAGGTCCAGACCATCGCGCCGCAGATCGGCGGCAGCTTTGCGCAACTTAGCAGCGAGACGGCCGAGTTCGCCAAGCAGTTCAACGTCCCTTTGAAGGAGGCCACCGAGGGTCTGTATCAGACCCTTTCCAACCAGTTCACGGGGATGTCGCAGCGGGCGGACGTGATGACCGCCTCGATGAAGCTGGCGAAGGTCGGCGTCATGGACTTCCACGACGCCATCCTCTTGATTACCGGCACCTTGAACGCCTACGGCATGACGAGCGATCAGGCGGAGGCCGTGGCCGCGAAGTTCTTCACCACGATCCAATTGGGTCGCGTGCGCGGCCAGGAATTGTCGGCCGTGATGGGGCAGGTCGCGCCCATCGCCGCCGAGTTGGGCATCGGCTTGGATCAGGTCAACTCCGCGATGATCGGCCTCACGATCGGCGGCCTGGACGCCCACAAGGCGGCCACCGGCCTGCGCGGGGCCATGATGGCGCTGTTGAAGCCCTCGCAGGACATGCAGAAGGTCATCCGGGACTTGGGCTTCGCGTCCGGCGAGCAGATGGTCCAGGCCAAGGGCTTCCAAGGGGCCTTGCAGGCGGTCGCCGACGCTGCCGACAACATGGGCAGCAAGATCGCCAAGGACGTTCCCAACGTCCGCGCATTGACGGCCGAGTTGCGGCTGACCCAGACCGGGGCCAAGCAGGTCGCAGACGCCATGAAGGCAATGGCGGTTTCGACTCCCGACATGCTGGATAAGGTCTACAAGCAATTCACCAGCACCGACTCGGAGAAACTGACCAGTTCGATCAATCGCCTCAAGATCGACTTGACGCAGGACTTCGGCGCGGGCCTTACGCACGCGCTGGCCGCCATGATGCAACTGGTGGGCGGGGCCGATAACCTCTCGGCCGCGATCCAGGCGGTTGCCGCTGCCGCCGTTCCGGCCACCCTTGTCCTGTTGGGGTTCGCCGCAGCAGCTTTTGCGACCCACCTTGCCTTGGGTCCGCTCGGCTGGGCGCTCATGGGCGTGGCCACCGCCGCCTCGCTGGCTCTGGGCGGCATGAGCTATTTTACGGCGTCGTCGATCAACGAGACCCGCCGGCTCTCCGCCGAGCAGGACCAGGCCACGGCGAAGTATCTGAGAAACAAGGAAGAGGAGCTGCGCGCCCTGCGCGAAACGGAGGAGAAGAAGACGGCCGAGGAGAACGCGGCGTGGCAGGACCGGGCGGCGGCGATCCAGCGGAACTACTTCAAGGCCCTGGACGAGCTAAAGGACAAGAACAAGCAGGTCATCGACAGCGACCGGGCGGCCATGCAGTCGATGCTCGGCTCCCAGGAGCGGGTCGTAGCCGCCTACCGGAACGCGGCCAACAATGCGTTGAAGATCGTCGAGGAGTCCCAGAACCGGCGCGTCGCCGCGGAGGGAGAGTACGCGGATCTCCTCTTCAAGGAGCACAACGAGCGCGATTTGCAATTGGACAGCGCGGAGAAGGCGGACGCCGTTCTGCGTCGAAGCTGGCAACTGGAAGCCCAGGCCAACAAAGCACTGGCCGGCGCACAGACCGAGGACGACGTGCGCCGCGCGCAGTCAATTTCGCAGCGGGCCAAGGCGTATCTCGACGAAGGGGCGGCCTTGGCCAAGCAGGTGGGCGATACCTGGCTGCAAGAGCAGGCCCAGCGCAGCATCCGCACCAATCTGGAACAACGGATCGCGGCCGAGAAGCAGTTGGAGGAGTTGCAAGCCGCCCGCGCCCAAGGGCTGGCGGACGAGGCCGCCAAGGAGCAGCAGCGACTCGACCAGATGAAGGCCCTGATGAAGGCCATTCTCGCCGATCTGCAAGCCTTCGACAAGCAAGGGGCCAAGTCACCCAAGGAGTTGGCCGAGCAACAGGCTCGGCTTACCGAAAACATCGACAAGTTCCGCGAACAATGGATGGGCGGCAAGAAGGTCGATGTCGCCGATCTCTTGGCCTTCGATCAGCTTCAGCGCCGCGTGACGACGGCCTTGGAAGGCGGCGTTTCGCAGGCGGAGGTCAAGCAGCTTTACTCGGCACCTGAAACTTTCGCCAGGTTCCGCGAGGACATTGAGCGCGGCGTAGGCCCGGTGCGGCTGATGA